TTGCGCCACGTTTTTAACGAAACGGTGGGCCAGTAAACCAAGCAACCACTACATAACGATTACCTTTGGTCACGGGTTTGACCTGGTGCGAGATAAATGAGCTAAAAGCTACGATTTCACCTACCTTGGGACGCGTACAGCTAGGCTGGTCGCCGGTTCTAAAGCACAGTTCGCCGCCTTCATACTCTTCATTCAAGCAAAGTGTCATACTTATCTTGCGTGTGGCAGCTGTGCCGTCGGGTCCGATGTCAATATGATAGCCATAACCGTTACTCGGAGCCTCATAGTGGATAATTTGTGCTGTTTCGATACCAGTAATTTGATAATTGAAGTATTTGTTGGCAGCAACAGCGATTTTATTAAGGATTCTGTAGAGCCGGTCTTGTTTAGCGTCAATATAATGGATCTGCGCATCCCGGATATCAGTATTTGCTGTCTCCTTAGCGTTTTTGTGCACTTTTGCTTGCACTGGTTCGCTTTCAACCAGGTAATCTAAGAACAGATCTACTTCATCTTGGCTAATCGACAGTCCAGTGACGCCGTGATTAGGTGGAAAAGTGTTTGTCATATCTGCGCCAGTTCTTTTTCAGCACATCGAGCCAATGCTCCATGTCCATAACACATATTTTGTCGTTCTCGTGCGGCCACTCAAGATTCATAGCATGCAATGGCACGCACACGCGGATCGGTCTGCGGTTGAATTTAAAGATCAGGACAGGGATCCTACCATCACTGGCACTGCAAACTTGGTCCCACCAGGCACTTTTTAGCCATTCGCCTTCTTTGTAAAATTTACATTCAACCGCATGAAAGGGTATATCGAGATCACATAGATCTTTTTGCTGGTATTGATCTAAGTTGCGTTTCGTTTGGAAATCAATGTTGTTGTCGGCAAAAAAGCCGTTAAGGATCTTAGCTACGTCGCGTTCAAATTGTGCGCCTTTGTTTCTAGAATTAATTGGCATGCACTAACTCTGCCTTGATATTTTCTGTTGGGTTTACAATCTCTACAAAGCCATCTGTTTCTATCACCACTCTAGCTCCACAAGGTAGTATTGGCTTATCATTACCACCATATCTAACTGTAACTTCACCAGTTATTTTTACTTCGTGACAATAGGTGTTGGTTCTGCCTTCTTTAACGGTAATAACAGGATCGTTAGTGCCGTGTTTTTTATTAGCTCGAATTTTATGTTGGTTTACATGGATAAATTTTTTAGCCATTGCAAAAGTTTCTCAAAATCTGCACAAAATTGCAAACTTAATTTACAACGAGCCGATGCCTTTTATTTTTTTATATTCTTCAAAAGCGTCTAGCAAATCTTGATAATCTTGTTTAGCTCTTGGTCTTGATGCTATTGGCATGGGAAATGCGTCAGGCCCGTACATTTGATATGGAGAGACGCCTGGGTTGAGTTCTGCGTAAGTTTTCTGATCTCCTGAAAAAGAGGCGGGTCTGCGTGACGGATCTGCCTCATCAGCCGCTACTTTAGCTAAATAGTTTTTATACGACATGTAAGCGGATTTAGGCTCTCTCCTAAATTTAGGACTACCACTTTTCATAATATCGCGCATCAAGCCTTTGGGCGTTCTGCCCTCTTCAAAAAGTCTAAACAAACCATAGTTCAGAACCCTTGTTGGATCTGCGCCTTTTTCAATGTCATAAGGACTTGGTCTATACGCAGGGACGCTGCCTGCAAAATATCTTGCGCCAGCTCTGAATGGAACATCAAATATTTCCGCAGGTTGTATGCCGCTAAGATCTGCTAAAACTTCTTTTTCGCTGCTTGCAGACATAAACTTAGAATTTTTTTCAGCATTGGCGGCGCGTGCTGGCACTTGATCCAATAAAGATGGAACATGCGCCTTTACTCTGTCGATTGGAACTTCATACCTTATAAGTTTTGCTGGTCTTTTTATAGTAAATTCAGGAGTCTCTGGCCCTAGTGACATTGGGTTGAAGCCACCGCCTCTTATAAATTCCATCTTTTGTCCTATCTCTAAAGCAGGTGCAACATCTGTTGACAATGATGCTATGCCTTTTTCTGGTAACAACTCTTGCCCTTCCTTGAGGTTGTAGACTCTAAATAGACTTACCACACCATCCTCGTTAGGATCGAGCGCGGATTTAGATAGTTGTGTCAGCTCCGGTCTTTCATTAACAAGATCGATTATGGGATTTTTGTAAGGAGCATCTAAGGATTCTCTTTTCGTACTTTCAATGCCTGAAAATAGCTGTTCTGTTTCTTTAGGTTTAAGTTTTTTAACTTTCTTAGGTTTTTCCACTTTTTTGCCTAAAGATTGTATGCCTTTAGTGAATGGCTGTAATGGCAGATCTTTAAAAAATTGTATTTCAGATGCGTCTTTTACATCTTTGTAATCTATATCTGGATAAAAGTTATCTATTTTTAATTTTTCATAATTATTAATTTTACGTCCATCAAAGCCAGCTTTTTTTGCATTGATTGATCTATCGTAATCAGTTTTGCCGAGTGAATCCCATATTTTTCTGCCTTCATCTGTTGTGTAATCGATTATTTTAAAGTCCCCAACAGATTCATAAATTTTTCCTTCTGGTAAATTACCAAGCTCTCCTTTTGTAAAAGATTTAGCTAGAAGAGGAGAGTCAGTAGCAGATACATGTGGCATAAAATTTTCTGATTGTTTGCTTTTTGAGATAGATGCCTCTGTTAAATTTTCGTTTGGAGAACCATGATAAACTTTATTTAAAGACAAAATGCCTTTTTTAGCTACAGCTTTTGCTGGAGCGCTCGCTGCACCAAGCGCGTCCAATGGTGCAAGTGCAACACCCAACATGTCGCCCTCTGCTTTGGCTAATTCACCACTGATAAACGGTAGGAATTGAGCTATACCTTTGAGGGTATCGCGACGCCTTGATGCGGGCGATGGAACCATCGGTCTAGTGAGGTAGTCGATGACTGGGCCAGGTCGATTTATTTGTGGTGGCAAAATACCACCTACATCTGGAGCAGGATTCAATGCGTTGATGCCGTCGGTTTCCATGTAGTGATTGTAGCTTACGAATTGTTGGCTAGTAAAGTTGAAGGGTAGGATTCATTTTTTCATGTGATTTAGTGTGTCAAACCTAGTTATAACTACAACTGCAAACGCGCTGGCCAATATTGGGGTGTAGGGGTCCCTAATATGTCTTTTTCCTTGTAAAAAAGCGACTCCAAGGGACTCCTGTTACTGTTGTGCTCACAATTTGCACTTATTTGCATAAAAGAATACATGTTTGCAACAGGCTGAAAGCCTTGCTACATAAGGGTTTCAGAGGATCTTGTTTTTTTTCTGAGATTTTGGCGTTAAAAAAAGGCGACGGCGATTACGCAGTTATACACCTACTTATCTTTGTGCGAATAGTCGTCAGTATTTGCACCAAGCAGTTGTCCTAATCTCTCCTTGATTTGCTCTCGGCTCATCTTCTCTAGGTTGGCGTTAATATTAATATTCTGAGATCTATTGATAGACAAACCAGCGAGTTGATTTAGCTCTTTGATGGCTGACACGGCTGCATTGTATTGTCCTTTCTCGTATGCGCTTTCCATCACCTTCCACAACATCGTACCTGTCTTCTGTGGCGTGATCGCATACTTCTCTGCCAGCTCATCTTGTTTGATCCGGATAGCTTTCACCACGTTCGGATAGTCCTTCCCGTTCAACAGCTTGTTCGCGCTTGCGCTCGGAAATTCATAACCAGCTTTTCTGGCAGCTTCGGTCATACCGCACGCACCTTCGGTGTAGTGCCACACAAAGCTGGCCTGCATTTCAGTCAAGCTATACTCGTTGTCCTTATCAAATTGAATCGGCGCTTGTGATTTCTTACTGGTTGGCTTTTTTGGTCTTGGCATGTTTGTCCTTCTTCTTAAATATTCTCTCCCACTCTCGATTATAAACCGTCTGTTTGGTTGGCCGTCTTTTAGAACCCTTACTCATAAGTGTACAGTGTAGAGTGTATAGCACTTCTATTATATATATTATGTAACGCGTAAGAATGTATTCTTATACTTAATCTTATTATAGTATATATATACACTATACCCTTATATATAGGAAACACAGTCATAGCAAGGGATTGCGACAGGGTACAGCTACTTTCACTATACCCTGCACTATACCCTTTTTCCCCTTGAAATCTCATCGAAAGAAGCGATCCACAATAATTACCGCGATACCGACCACGACAATCGAGGCTGCCAACACTGCAAAAAAGGTAACAGCTGCCAGTAAAATAATCTTGATAACCGACTCAATCATCAAAATTTACTCGAAAAATCTGAATAATTATCGTCGTCTCCAGCTACGCTGTAATCCAGATCAAAGATCTTCTTGCCGTTTGATCGGCGCGGCTCGATGCCTCTATCGTGTAACACCCGACTTGCTTCTTTGAAGTCAGGCATCCTTGGCGCCTTAATACCAAGATCACGCAACAGTTTCGTCATTTGCACTGGCTTCGTATCCTCACTATCAAAGTCCACATGTTCCAAGATCAGATCCTCGACACTCGACTGCGTGCGATACTGCTCGTTGCTGTTTTGCAAGAGCTCACGCTCATCTGGCGTCAAGAACCAATTCTTCTGTCCAGGCACATACATGGTCTCTTTCACTTGGGCCCATAACTGTTGCATGTTGACACCGTGATTAACATTGATATCACGCACTGCTAATACCCAGAATCTTCGATTACCAGAGGTATCTGTTAAAAACTCGCGCGCATTTACTGACGCATAAAACGCCGTCCTGCGCTGATAGGTCGTAAACGCCCGATCATACGGCAACCTCAGCTCATCCGTCTTCGCCGTCACAAACGCTTTTAGCTGATCGATGTCCGACTTTTTAAACGTCGACTCGATCTCGCCTAGCTCTACAATCCAATGGCTAACCGCCCGCTTGACGCTGTCTTTATCCGATGGATTCAGCGTTGCACCTTCTAACAGCCAACCTTTATTGTAATCACATAGTCGCTTAAACCATAAGGTTTTCCCGAGTCCTTGAGCACCCTGCAACACGAGGATACCTTCGAGCTCAACGCCATTCTTCTCAAAGGCAGCAGCTACGCAAGATATGAGCCATTTTTTCAGCAACATATCGCGTAACTGCGCCGACTCCTCCGTTGTCAACGAGTCCAAAAAGTCTGGCAGTCTATCGACTCCATCCCACGGCTCGCTCTCTATCCATTCTTTCACTGGGTTGTATTCGCGTGCTAAGACTTTGAGATAGTCGCGCACTTTAGTGTGTGGTATACCCATATTAATGCACCGATTTTCAATCTCAATCAGGCTGGCCTCCTCATGCATGTCAGCGATAAAAGTCATGTTCGGTATATCTATCTCCATCTTCTTCTTAATCACGTTGTAACGCACATCGACACCGTGCGTCAGCAACACCCCACCGATATTGTCTTTGGTGTTCAAGAAGCGTCCGCTTGCAGATCTGACAAAGTCAAACTCCACCGGTACATCGACACTCTGCATGACCACCTCGCCTTCGACGACAGCAACTTCGTTCTTATGGTCATTATAGTCGCCCTTGCTCTCAGGCATTTGGATCTCGGCATAACCACCGACTTTCTTGATATAGGCTGCTGCTTTCTTCGCCTCCGTCTCACCTGTTTTACTATCGTCATTATCGGCGACAAAAATGTGTTTGTGATGCGGGAAGTATTTATACATCACCTCGGCTACTGGCGATAGATTGAACGCATCAAAGGCAACTACTACCGGCTGTGACCTATCTGCATAAATCGACGCTGCGGTCGCATAGCCTTCGGCAT